GCAAGATGTCCACGTTCGGCGGCCCCACCGATAAGGGCGTTGCCCCGGATGAAGGGCTCGCCCTCTGTGAGGTGTCAGAGATGGACAAGTTCGATGGGTATTTCCTCCCTGAACAGCCGCCCGGAACCACCGGCTTGGCCCGCAGATTGGACCCGGCATCCCATTACATCGCGTGCCGCTGGGACTATAAGCAGACCTCCCGTTCATACCTCCAGGGCATCATGGTGATGGTCACGGCCAAGGGCAAAACCCTGAAGGCCCGTCCCATCGATTGGGGTCCCAATACCAATACGGGCCGCATCTGTGATATGAGCCCCGGACTTGCCGCCGCGCTGGGCCTCCAGACCGACAACACCTGCACCGTAGACCTACCGGTCCCATGAATGACGAGAGGAAAAACACATGACCAATACTGACACCGGCGCCACTCCGACAGTTGGCGATCTGTACACCATAGCGGAAAACACTCTTCAAGGGGTCGAAGACCATCAGGGTTTGATAGAAACGATTGGCGGTCTGGCGGGTATTCTCCCCGCCGTGTCGCTGATCATGAAGGCGGTACCATTTCTTATCGGCGCTCTCCGGTTCATGAAGGGAGAAACCGGCAAGTCATGGCTGGACGTGTTCAAGGACTTCCTCAACCACAACACCCCTGGCCAGCCCAATTCCCAGGTACTCAGCCCCACCCCTGTACTCCCAGAGGGCTCATGATTGGGCCATGGGAATGGGAGTTTTTTCTACGCATTGATGATAAACTCGATGCGATCACGGCAACGATGGAGAAGATGATGTCGGCCCTTACCGATCTTAAAGCCGCCCTTGACGACCTCGCCAACCAACTGGTGGTCAACAACGCCGAGATTGAAACACTACTGACGAAGATCACCACCCCCGGCACCTCCGACGCCGATGTCGAGGCGGCAGTGACCCAAATCCGCTCCTTGATTGCGGACAACGCCACCGAGGTCGCCAAGGCCCAAACCACGGCCCCCTGATAGGCGATGACATACCCGAGTCTTAGCCCTATGATGGGGGTATGCCGGCACCACTCATATCACTCCTATCATGGGGGAATATCGTGGCCACGCTTGGGCTTATCGGCACAATCATGGCCGGGGAGTATTTTATCCTGGTTTCGGATATAGCGTCGTTGTCCAGAAATGCCGACACCAGATTTACTCTTACGGAGAATGTAATAAATCAGTTGAGAGCGGACACAAACAAAAACGACCAACTCCTTCGCAAGGAAATCGACTACATCAAGGAGACTCGGCTGACCAAGGCCGCGCACGATGAGTTTGTAAAGCGAGTCGATCAGTACATGGCGACGCCATTCCTACGGGACGATGCGTTCAAAGCATGGGAAACCGAGCGCAACAAGCTGATCGATCAGTTGATCGCGCGCATCAATGCCATCGAGAACGAGGAAAAGCATGAGTCACACCCGGCCAAATAGGAGGTCATAATGCTGCCGCTTCTCATTCAGATCATCATAGCCCTGCTGATAGCCGGGTTTATCTTCTGGGCCGCTCGTCTGGTGATTGGTCTCATCCCAATGGAACCGATCTTCGCCCAGGCCATCAACGTCATACTTATCATCGTGGTGGTGGCAATCGTCATCTTCTACATCGTGATCCCGCTCTTGAACATGCTGGCTGGTGTTCACATCAATTTAGGTGTCCGATGATGAGCAGGAAAGGCCCCATCAAGGTCGCCATCATCGATGACGAGGAAACTGTCCACCATGCCGAGTTGGACGACAAGATCATCGAAATGCCCGGGAAGGAAATTCTCGACGCCGGGGTGAGGACGTTCATGGAATATGCCGGACTCCATTGGCCCACTCACTCGACACCGGACGAGAAGTTCAAGATGGAGAGTTTCAACTACAAGAACGATTATCATTTGCGCGTCACACTCGGGATGGTGTTCAACGCCATGAAGGCGGCCGATGAACGCGGTCTCTAAATTTGCGGTAGCTCCGTTCCCTCGGGTGCGCTTCGAGACATTTCTGTCCAAGCTCAAGATACAAACCAAGGACTTCGGCCTCATCCCCATGACCATGCTGGGGACCCAGCGTTACGTGCTGGACGAGATGTGCGACGCCATAGATAAGGGCATCACCACGTTCTACATCCTCAAGGCCCGCCAACTCGGCATGACCACGTTCTTCATCGCCCTCGACCTGTTCTGGGCCATGAACCACAACGGGCTCCTCGGCGCCTTCGTCACCCACGAGGACCGCTCCAAGGCCGTGTTCCGCAACACCTTCAAGGTGTTTTTTGCGGGGCTACCGAAGTCCCACAAAATACGATGGGACGTGGAAAACCGCGACATGCTCGTGCTCAAGAACGGCTCCGTCATCCAGTACCTGGTGGCCGGCATCAAGGAGAAGTCCAAGGGCGGGCTGGGTCGATCATCGGCCAACAACTACATCCATGCCACCGAGGTGGCGTTCTGGGGGTCGCCCGACGACCTCAACGAACTGTCCGCCACCATGTCCACCTACTACCCCCATCGCCTGAAGGTAGAGGAGACCACAGCCAATGGCTTTAACTTCTGGCAAGAGAGGTATACGGAGGCGCGCGAGGACCCAACGATACGATGTATATTTGTCGGCTGGTGGCGCCATGATCACTATACCTTCCCGGACGATCACCCGTGGTTTTCTATCTACATGCCTCAAGGACACGAGACTCCTTTACACGTACTGGAGCGCAGACGGAGAAGACTCGTCAAGGAAAAGTACGGCGTAGAAGTCACCATGAACCAAATCGCCTGGTACCGCTGGAAACTTGAGAGTCCAAGCGAGTGCGCGGGCGATCAGTCTAAGATGGACGAGATGTATCCGTGGCTGGAGGACGACGCATTCGTCGCCACCGGGTCCATCTTCTTCACCAACACCAGCCTGACCGAGGCGATGAAGCGCGCTCGCCAGCAGCCTTTCATGCCGTTCAAATACGCCATGTCGGAACGCTGGCAGGACACCATAGTCAACGCCACGAGGGACCGCCGTGCAGAACTCAAGATATGGGAAGAGCCCAGTCCCAAAGGCCACTACGTTATTGGCTGTGATCCAGCATATGGAAGTAGCGACGAAGCTGATCGAGCAGTTATCCACGTCGCAAGATGTTTCAGCGACCGAATGGTGCAAGTTGCGGAGTTTGTGTCACCGAATGTCTCGACGTATCAATGCGCTTGGGCACTCTGTCATCTAGCCGGCTACTACCGCAACGTGATGCCGATTATCGAGATAAACGGCCCAGGAGAGGCGGTGATGAACGAGGCTAACGCCCTTCGCACCCAGACCAACAATATGATAAACCATGCGAGCGATGGCCGCGACCCCAATGATATACGCTATGTCCTCAACAACATGAGGTCGTTTCTCTATCGACGCTCAGACTCCATGGGCGGCGGCCTCGCCTACCATTGGCGCACCAATGGTAACAACAAGCCGCCCATGATGCACGCCTTCAAGGACGCATTCGAACTCCATAGGTTTATCATAAACTCCATGTACCTCCTGGAGGAAATGAAGACCATCGTCATCAAGGACGGTAACATTCAGGCCGAGGGCAGCAACAAGGATGATAGGGTCATGGCGGCGGCTCTGGCCCATGAGGCGTGGCGACGCTGGGTGCAGCCCAAGCTGCGCAACATGGGGCTCACATTCGAGCGCGCCTACATGGAGACGATAGGCGCCGGCCCCGACGCGGCGCAGAGGATAGGGATCGACTACCTCCGCAGCCAGAAGATAATGATCGATGAGAGGAGAAACTAATGGTCAGCGCCATAGGACCATATACCGATCAGGAGAAGCGGATTGGCAAACTAATCTTTGATACAATGATGGACCAGCAGGACAATCATCTGAAAAAGGATGGATGGGACAGTCAGCTTGGTAAGGGGTGGCATGGTTATTATTGTATTGCCGCCCGCGCCGTGATCGAGGCTATGAATAACGAAAGGAAAACTGATGCCTGAGGACAAGCTGGCCTTTCTCGACAAGGCCGTTAAGGCGCTGCACGAGCGCAAGAAGCAATACCAAGAGGCGATGGATGGGAAGCCCCAGGAGCCGGCACCGGCCCCGGTTAAATCACCGGAAGAGGAATATGCCGCATACTTTGCCAAGTGGTTCCAGCAACTGGCTCCGTTCCGCACCAACTGCTTCCGGTGCGGTGTGGACTCCCCCATCGTCCACAACCGCGTAGGAACCCTTGCCTGGGGGGACACCAAGCAAATCCGCCGGGGAGACACCGACATAACCAACGATGTCATCACGGCGTTTGAGAGGATTGGTTGGAAGTTTCAGAAGCGGCGGTCCTACTGCCCGACATGCAAGAAACTAGGGAGCATATGATGGCCAGGAGTAAAAAAAAGGAAAGGGCTGAAGACAAGCAGGTAAAAATGTTGGTTAAATTTTTACATAAGACGCTTACAAAGTACGCGATTGGTAGTAAAAAGTACAACATACTTATAAAACAACTAGAAGACCTTGGGCAAGGGAGTGCATGAACACAGACGAGATCATCAGGTGGTTCCGACGATTCAAATACGATCAGGAGTTCAGGGACGAGAACGGCTCCCTGACGATACGAATAACCCCGCTGTGCGAGTTTGTGGGGATAAACAGAACTAACCTCTACGCGATACTGGCGCGGAAACGGCCTCTGGGTGCGGGACACCGCAAGCGGCTGGAGTACGCTATCCAGTGCGTCCAGAACGGACTGCGCTGGCATCGCCCCGGCAGAAATTGCAAGTACGAGATCACGGGGCCGGAATTCCCGTCACTGCCGCGTTACGAATATCCCAAGTCCAGGAGAGCGGCATGATCATCCGGTCTTGGATTTGTCTCAATAAACACTGTCTCCACCAATGGGATGGCGAGGGTGACCATCCGCCCTGTCCCAGGTGCGGCGGCATCCGCGTGCAATGGGTGCCCAGGCCAGTGGCGCTGCGATCAGACAGAACCAAGGAGATAGACCGCACTGTTTCCCAGTTGACGGCCGCCTACGGCGACAAAAACTACCGCTCCCCGCGCAGGCACGAGTCTACGGCGCCCAAGGTCAACCCGGTGGTGACCCCGGGCAAGACCATGAAGTTCCAGCCCGCCGGCATGGCCGGGTGGTCCGTCGATTTACCGCTTGACGCCGCCGGCAACCCTGCGTCCATATGTGCTCCTACCGGAGTTACCGCCAAACTGCCGATTGCGGCCGGCAAATTGGGGGTCAAAACTCAGGTGAGCGAGAAGTCGCCCAACTCCACCGGGATGGTCCCTAAATATGAGGCCATCCACCGAGGCACCAAATGATAATCCCGCGCGGCAACATCAAAGGCGGCAAAGACCGCGACGACAAGGTGCAGTCCATTCTTGACACTTGCCTATCCTCAAAGCGCGACCGAGATGCCCTGTATCTCCGCAGAAAGAGGTACTTCATGTTTGGCACCTCGGACTACAGTGTCGAAGTAAAGTATAACAGGCTCCAGGCCCATACCGACCTGGTGGCCTCCTTCCTGTACGCGGCCGACCATTGCCGGTTCAACATTGCGGCCCCCCGCAACTCCTCCGACGAGATCGTGGCGCAGATTATGTCCATGGAGGATGAGTGGAACGATGTGTTCAGGGATTCGGGCATCGCCTACATGTTCAACGACGCCCTGCTGTGGTCCCTGGTGTTCGACTCGATGTTCATCAAAATGGGGTGGAACAACGCCAGGGGTGAGCTTTTCGGCCGGCTGTTTGCCCCGCACGACTTCTCGGTCTATGACGAGTCGGAGCCGGAACTCGACAGCCAGGAAGCGTTTGTCCATTCCTATTCCATCAATTGGGACAACGCGGTACAGAGGTTGCTGCGGGCAGGGAAGAAGCCTCTCATCAAGCAGATGGCGGCCCGTCCGGGGCAATTTAGTGACGAGATGCCCCCGGTCCTAGCCAACCTCCTCATATCGGCCACCGGAGGCCCCAACCTCTCGGGCGCCATGATGGGGCGCGCCACCGTGGACTACGAGCCGAGAGCTACCTACGAGCCCAACAGCGACAATCCTATGGTTCGTTTCCATGAGGTTTGGGTTTGGGATGACGTGACCGAGGACTTTGCCCTGTTTACATGTTGCGACGGCGTGGACGGGGTACTGTCCGACTCGCGCGACACCATCGCCGCTCTAGGACGCGCCACCTCGCTCGACAGCGTGCGCAAGCAGTACAAGGGCAAGTCCAACATATTCCTGGAGCAGGAGCATCCGTTCATTCATGTCAAGCCGTATTCGCTCTACAACTTTTTTTGGGGTGAGGCGCATAGTGACCGTCTCATACCCCTACAAGTTTGGACCAACGAAAGGCTCCAGCAAATTAGCGATATACTGGAACGGCAAGTGGATCCTGCCAAGGTCTTTTCTGGCTTCATGGGGCTTAGTGACGAAAAGGCCGAGGCGCTCGGCGGTCCCGGCTCGTGGGTCATGGATATGGTCCCGGGCGCGAAAGTGGATGAACTCAAGCCGCCCATGCCGGAAGACCTATTCCGTGAGTTCAATGAAATTGGGCAAATCTTCCTGGAAGCGAGTGGGCTTACTGAAACGGTCACCGGCCAAGGCACATCGGGCGTCCGAGGTCGCGGTCATGCTAAACAACTGGCGACGACCGGTTCCGGCCGAATTCGCAAAGTGGCGGTAGGGCTCGAACAGCCCCTCGTCAAGATAGCCGACATTGGTATTAAACTGATCCAGAAGAACTCCGATGTCCGCATGATGACCGACACCGGACAGGAGTTGATCCCGGCCCTGATGGCAGAGTCCAAACTCAAGATCAGGGTGGCGGGACACAGCCACTCGCCCTTGTTTGCTGACGAGGCCAAGGAACAGGCCGCCGGCTTGTTCAAGGCCCAGGCGATTGATCGCGAGCAACTGATCCGCATGTTAAACCCGCCCAACGCCGACAACTTGATTCATCAGTTGCGCAAGCGCGTGAAGGCGGAAGTGCAGAAGGCCCAGCAGCAGGCCGCGATGGGCGGCGACAAGAAGGGGCATAAGGCGGCTTAATAGCGTCGTTCGTCGCGTTGCGCCCCGGCTATTTCTGTAGTTGAATGTCCTGGTAGAAACTCCCGCCCGCAATGACGGGTAATCAAAATGGAGGTCACCATGGCTAGGCGGCACCGACGCGGCAGGCGGCGCTAAACGCAAACCCTGTCAGTCCCCACGGACGCGAGAACCCCGCCTTGTCCCCCCTGGCGGGGTTTTTGTTTGTCGACCGTCGCGGTGACAAGCTCCCCCATTTAGGCGTATTGCTCAAAAACGAATTAGTTTTGGAGCAAGAATGTCTCCTCCTTTCGGCCCTCGACCACCAATGACAGCCGGCGGCATGTTGCCGCCCAGGCCGGCGTTGCCGGGAAATCCGGCCGGTGGGCCGACTGGTCCAGGATCGTCGCCCGCGCTTTCCCCCGGGGAAGGAGCAGGCAAAGAAGCGGCGGCAG